GCAGCCCCAGTCGCCGACGCCGAGCCGATCGGAGCGATCACCTTCCCGCTGCCGCTGTCGATGAAGTTCAACGTGATCTCGTCGGCGGCGCCGAGCACCGTCGCCACGACCGCCGTCACGATGCCGCCGCGCATCACGAAGCGCTTGCTGGCGCCGGGATCCCACACGTCGAGCGCCGTCGTGCCGGTGATCGTCGCCCCGTCCGAGAACGGCACGAACACATCGGATGCCGTCGCGGCGCGGGTCGTCATCTGCAGCCCGCCCTTGATGGCGAGCGCCAAGTCCGACAGCGCGCGAGTCAGCTCCGCATCGGCCATCAGTTCGCCCAGTCGTACGGCGTGCGCCGCGGGCCAGCGCCGGACAGCCCGGGCTCAGGCGACCCAGCCGCAGCAGACGGCCGCACCGTCATCTTCGCGGGCGACAGCCGCTTGCGGTCGATGCCGACCGCCTTCGCAAGCTCGTTCTGGTAGATCTGCGTCCAGTACTGGAACGCGTCCAGCTCGCCGTAGAACATGCAGCCATAGCGCGTCGCCGCGATCTCGACGAGCTTCGGCGTGTAGAGCGTCGCAAAGTTCGTAGACGAGTCGCCGCTCAGCGACGCCGGGTACTCCCACACGCGCTCGCGCACCGCGTAGTCGTCGTCCGGGATCGGGCGCAGCACGTAGCTGTCGCCATCGCGCGCCCACGCACGCGGCACGCCCTCGTCCTGCTCGGTGAACAGCGTCGGGTCGTACAGCGCATCGAGCGTAACTTCCTCGAGGAAGTTGTAGTCCTCGCCGGTCGCGCGCTGCAGCATGATCCAGCGGCAGTCCTTGAAGACCGTCGCGTTCGCGAACGCATACGACCCGGTGCTGGGCGTCAGCGTCCGGGTCCGGGTGAACTCCATGCCTGACCACGAATGGTCGGCGCAGATGTCCTCGCGGATCGCCTGGTCGATCCACGTCTGCACGGCAGTGCTCTCAGCGGTCGCGACTCCGATCCGACCGAGGTTCGCTTGCACTCTGGTCTGAAGCTCTAGGCGCGTAGCCACTGCTTCGGTAGCCCTTCCGCACCCAGTCTCTCAGGTGCTCGTTGCGCTCGGCGCGCCGCTCGGTGCGCGGGCCACGTTGCGGCGCTCCCAGCGCCTCGCTGAACTTGCTCAGAACGCCCCCGGCTTCGCGTAGTCAGGACGCGCCCACGGGTCGCCGGCCTTGGTCTTCGGATTCGAGCTCGGGTCGAGCGCCGTCTTCTTGACGACGTTCGTGCCCTGACCCGCATGCCGAATCTCGCCGCCGCCCCCACGACCGACGACGAGATTGTCCTGAGCATAGGAACGCCCGGCGAACGCGCCGGAGCGAGCTTTCGCAAGCCGCTCCTGACGCGTCTGCCCCGGACGCGAGCCCTGCTTCCCGAGTCCGTTGTCCACGGCTCAGGCCGCAGTGAACGCGGCGTATTTGATGGTGCCGGTGCCGGAGATGGACTTCGCCGTCGACGAGAACGACGACTGCGGGTTCGGCCCCTCGCTGAAGTGGTAGCCGATCAGGCCGAAGTACACCGTGCCGGTTCCGGTCGAGTTGCCGCAGAGGAGCTTCAGCTCCTCGCCGGCATTGAACTCGCACTTCGCCGGGTCAATGGTCGCCAGCGAGACGCGGACCTGGTCGCCCGCGACCAGCGTGCTCACCACCGGGAACGTGCCGATCGACACCGCGCCGGACGACGACTGGATGATCTTCTGCTTGGAGGCCGTGATGGTCTCGTCGGCAGTCGCAGTCACCGTCGCCGCATAGATGCGGATCTGCATGAGGCGGAACGCGCGCGGGAAGATCTGGTAGACCGCGTTCGCGCCGGAGATGTCCATGGACGCAGTGATGTACTGCGCGGCATCGCCATCGTAACCTGCCATGTGCCCGCCTCCTTACAGCGAGCCGAGCGCCACGACGCGGTTGTCGGGCTCGGTCGAGGAGTTGTATCCCCAGATGTGGGCGAAGCCGCCGAGGTAGTACCACGCGAGCGCCATGTCCCGGCCGAAGTCGCCGGGGATCGCCTCGCGGATCTCCTCCATCGTGGCCACGCACTCCATCACCGGGTCGTTGCCAAAGATGACCGCCTCGCCGTTGTACGCGGTCGAACCGATCGTCCCGCCGTTGCCGAGGTTGTCGTTGTTGTTCGCGACGCAGCGGGTCGAGTAGATGCGCCCCGTCTCGCCGGAAAAGAGCTTCTCCGGGTCGCCGTAGTACTGCGCCTTCTCCCAGTCCGGATCGTCCTTGAGAGCGCGCATGGCCGGGACGGAGCCGATGCAGATGTAGTTGACGCCGTCCCACGGCTCGACGGGCGCCGACGCGGCGCTGCCGTACCGGCCGTACTGCAGAGCGTCGACGATGTTCCGCAGGTCGAAGACCTGCCAGTTGCGCGACGCCGTGCCGCCAGCGGTCCCGCTCGTTCCCCACGTCGCAGTCGGCGTGTCGGTCGAGCCGGTCGGCGTATAGATGACGTTGCCGCTGTAGAACGCGTTTGACGCGCGCCAATCCAGCGCCTTGACCTCGTCGTCCGACAGCCGCGACGAGATCGGATCGCGCACCTCGAACTCTGAGAACGTCTCGAACTCTTCCATCCACGGGATGGCGAAGCCCGACGGCACCGCGGTGCACGTGCCCTGCGTGATCAGGAAGTTCCCGCGCGGGATCGCCTCACCGAAGCCGATGATGCGACCACCTCGCGGCGTGCCAGATGCATTGCCGATCTTGTCGAACAGCATGATCTGACCGCTGCGCTTCCCGTACTGCGGGTCGCGGTTGCAGAACTGCCGGAACCGCACCTGAGGCTGCCCCATCGCGCGCAGCTTGCGAGACAGGGTGTTGTTGCTGAACAGCTTGCCGGTCGCGTTGCTCAGCCAGTCCATTCCTGGCATGTCACATGGCCAACCTCAGGGAGACGAAGTTAAGACTCGCGCGGGTAACGGCCCGCAGACATCAGCGCCCTAGCGACGCCTTCCGTTCGCGACGTACTTGTCCTGAGCTACGCGCTCCTCGCGCGCGCGGGACGTGTCGCGGTAGTCCTTGGTGTCGATCTGATTCCACATGCGCTTGGAGCGCTGCTGCGCGAGCTCGTCCACGGCCTCGTGCAGCTCGGCCTTGGGGTCGCGGCGCTCGGGGACTTGCTCGTACTCCTGCTGCGCCGCGGCAGGCATGAACTGCGAGCCCGGTGCGCCGGCCGCAGCCGCGCGACCTTGCTTCTGCCGCGCCTGCTGCTGCTGCGCGTACTCCATGCGCTGCGCGATCGTCTGGCGGACCTGATTCGCCGCCTGGTCCGCGTAGCGCGACAGATCCTCGGTGCGGCCCGCCTGCAGCATCTGCATCGGGTCGATGCCCATGCGACGAAGGTTCGCGTCGACCTGAGCTTGGAACTCGGCGACGTCCTGGTTGTACTGCGAGAAGCCGCCCCAGAAGTTCTGGTACAACGAGCTAAGCATCGCCTCGCGACGCTCGGCCTCGATGATCGCCTTCGCGCGCTCCTCGCCCTGCTGCGCCGCGACGCCGATGACTTCCTTGAAGGTGCCGATCGGGTCCGCGATCATCTTCTCGCGCAGGCGAGAGTTGGCCGCTTCCAGGTCGCCGAGCGGGACCTGCGGCTGATGCTGCGGCGCCGGCTGCGCGACGCGCTGCTCGATCGCGCCCAGGCGCTGGTTCACCCCCTGCGCGAACTGGCCGAGGCCTTGGCGTAGATCCGCCTGGATCTGCGCCTGGAACTTCTCGAGGTCGGACGGCTCGCGCTGCTCCTGCTGGAGCTCGTTCTCCGGCACCTACATGGCCTGCCTCAGGGAGCCGGGCGTGCTGGTTTCGCGCCTAACGAGCGCGGAGCGGCCTGCAGCGAGGTGCGCGTCGTTCTCGACGGCCTGCAGGAACGCGATCATTCGTTCGATCTCGTGCGCGAGGGCGAGGTTCCGGTCGGAATCCTTGTCTTCCTCGATGCACTCGGTGATGGCCTGCTCGCGGCGCCGTTCGAGCGCCGGCAGGTACTTCTCGCGCCAGCCGAGCGGGGTCAGCAGGTACGACAGCTGCACCTGATGGTCCTCGCGGCTCATGTTCGGCGCGCGCTCGATCAGCTTCTCGGCCTCGGGCTCGATGCCGCCGTCCAGCTCGGCGCCGAGGATGCGCGCCAGCTCGGGGAGCGTGCGCACCCGGTGGCGCACCTTGTCAACGTCGAAGCTCGGCTTGTCGCTGATGCCCTGCAGCAGCTCACGCTTGCGGCGTGCGAGGTACGCCGCCACGGCCGCGGACCACGACTCGTGCCGCCCTGCGGCGACGTCGCGGGCTGCATCCTGCGGGGCGTAGGTCTGCTTGAGGTTCACTGCGCTTCCAGCGTCAGACGCCAGTGCTCCAAGTAGGGAGCCACGTCGTCCAGCGCTTCCGGCATTCCTGCCGCGACCTCCGCCAACAGCCGGGCCTCGCCGAGTGCGCGCTCGATGTCGCGCGCGGCGGTGGTCGGCTTATTGTCGGTGCGGAATGCGGCGTAGAGCGCCGCCGCGAAGCGAACGAAGTAGTCCTCGCGGCTCATCAACCGCCGCCCTTGCCGTGCGCGCCAGGCTGCCCGCAGCACGCGTCGCCCTTGCCCGAGAGGTGCTTGCCGCCCGGGTTCGAGCCGCCGCCACCGGGCTTCGCCGGCATCTCCCACGTACGAGCAGGCTTGCCGCGGGCCTCGTCCGACTGCTTGGCATCGTTCATGCTGTGCGCGTCCTACTCCGAAGGTTGCCGCATTGCAAGCCAGATCGTGTAGAAATGCACGATTCAGCGCTTCCCGACCGGCGGCGGTTGCGGTTCGCGCTGCCGGCGTAGCTCCGCGAGCTCGCGGGCGTCGGCAGCATCCAGCCGCGCGCCGAGCCCGTCGAGCCGCTTATCCTGCTCGGCCTGCTTCTGCTGCGCATCCGTCACGACCATGCCGAGCTTGATGGACTGGATCGCCGCCTCGTGGGCCTTGTCCGCGAGCACCGCGACGGCATCGGACTGCCGCTGCAGGTCGTGCTGGATCTGCCCGAGCTTGTCGGTGACAACCCAGCCCCCACCGGCAAGGAGGACGCCGCCACTGACCGCGGCGACGGTCTGCCACGACGGGCCGTTCGTCGCGGCCATCCCGATGCAGAACACGAGGTAGCCGATGTGCTCGTGGGCGTTATCGAGCCATCGGCTCACGACTTCACGCGCCCCCGTCCCGCCATAGGTCGCCTCGCTCCTCACTGCCCCAGTCGCCACGCGACGAAAGCGATCGCCAACGCCATGATGCATCCCCACACGGCCGCCTCGATGATCACCGGACCACCGTGAACGTGTACGTCCGGCAGACCTCGGGGCTCGCCTGCAGGAGCTTCGTCCACACGTAATAGCGCCCCGACGCGAACTTCAGCGGGCACCCGGGCTGCACGCCCTGCGAGTCGTACGTCTCGCCGGTCGGCGACACGCAGTGCATCACGAGATGCGCGCACGATGCGTTGCCGTGGTTCTGGCTCTGTACCTGCACCAGCGAGCTGCCGAACGAGCCCGGCCGCGGCGTCGGCGCACCCGCGACGTCGAAGCACATCATGCGCTCCTCGCCGTCGGCGAAGGTCTTGGTGCCGATCGGCTCGCACGGGAGCGGCGGCGGCGTGCGCGTCGGCTCGGGCGACGGCAGCGGCGTGCCGGTACACTTCCGCGCGTAGCGCGAGAG